ACAAACAAAAGATGTTGTATCTGCTGCAAAAGGTAAAACCAGAAGAGGTAGAAAACCTAGAAGAAAAACAACAAAAAAATAAACTCATAGGAGTACATAGTAATGGGACTATTTAAAAATGCTGGAACTAAGCTCCAAAATTTAATAATCATTGTCCTCTGTATATTACTTTTTTTAAGAACTTGCGGTGGTGGTGAAACTATTCCTACTGAAAGAGTTGTCACAAAAATAGAAACAAGATATGACACTTTAACAGTAGAGAAAAAAGTTTATGTACCAAAATACACTACGAGAATTGAAACAAAAACTGTAACAGATACAATAGTATTAAAATCAAAAATTGATACCCTTGAGATTTTAAAGGACTATTATAGCAAGTATGTTTATAAAGATACTTTAAAGTTAGACTCATTGGGTTATATTACTATTGTGGACACCATTACTCAAAATAAGATATTTAGCAGAAACTTTGACTCCCAAGTATTAATACCCACCACAACCATCACAAATGATATTTACCTTAACCAAGCAAAATTGTTTGGTGGGGTAAGTGTCGGTGGTAACAAATCACAAATAAACTTCTTATCAGGAGACCTGTTATACAAATCTAAAAAAGATAATGTATACGGATTAGGTTTGGGTGTTAATCAAGATTTCCAACCAATCGTTATCGGAAGAATGTATTGGAAAATTTCCTTTAGGAAAGACAGGGATAAAAAGTAGATGTATGGCGAAGAATATCAAACAAATCATAAAAGAAGAGTACATTAAATGTGCTAAAGACCCCGTATACTTTTTCAGAAAGTATTGTTACATTCAACACCCATCTCGTGGAAAAATTCTTTTTAATCTTTACGATTTTCAAGAAGACTTGATGGACGCAGTATCTGAAAACAGATTCAATGTAATTTTAAAATCAAGACAATTAGGTATATCAACACTATCAGCCGGATACTCACTCTGGCTTATGTTGTTTCATGAAGACAAGAATGTTTTAGTAATCGCAACTAAACAAGAGGTTGCAAAAAACTTAGTTACTAAAGTTAGATTCATGCATCAAAACTTACCATCGTGGTTAAGAGGTAATACAGAAGAAGATAATAAACTATCATTAAGATTAAAGAATGGTTCACAAATCAAAGCAACATCTGCCGCAGGTGATGCTGGTCGTTCTGAAGCATTATCTTTACTTGTAATTGATGAGGCGGCATTCATTGATAATGTAGAAGACATTTGGACTTCATCACAATCAACATTATCAACGGGTGGTGGTGCAATAGTTTTATCAACCCCAAATGGTGTTGGTAACTGGTTTCATAAAATATGGTTACAAGGTCAAAGTGGTGAACAATGGAATCCAATAGAATTACATTGGTCAGTTCATCCTGAAAGAGACCAACAATGGAGAGACCAACAAACAAAATTGTTAGGTGAAAAAGGTGCAGCACAAGAATGTGATTGTGACTTTATTTCTTCAGGTTATACAGTAGTAGAAGGTTCAACATTAAAATGGTATGAAGAGACGCATGTTAAAGACCCTATTGAAAAAAGAGGTTTTGATGGTAACTATTGGTTATGGGATTATCCTAACTATTCTCGTGATTATGTTGTTGTGGCTGATGTTGCTCGTGGGGATTCTACTGACTATTCTGCGTTTCATGTTTTTGATGTCGAGAGTGTGGAACAAGTTGCTGAATATAAAGGTAAAATTGAAACAAAACAATATGGTGCATTCTTAACCTCAGTTGCAACTGATTGGAACAACGCATTACTTGTGATTGAAAACGCAAATATTGGTTGGGCAGTAATACAAGAGGTTATTGATAGAAACTATACGAACTTATATTACTCATATAGAGACTTAGGTTATATAGATGAGGACATTCATCTTAGAAAAGGTTTTGATTTAAAAAGAAAAGACGACATGGTGCCTGGTTTTTCTATGACATCAAGAACAAGACCGCTTGTTATATCTAAGTTAGATACATATATGAGAGAAAGAACGCCTGTAATTCGTTCAAAAAGATTAATTGATGAATTATTTGTGTTCATTTGGTCAGGATCCCGAGCAGAGGCACAACGAGGATACAATGATGACTTGGTAATATCATTTTCAACAGGTCTTTGGGTTAGAGATACTGCATTGAAGTTAAGACAACAAGGAATGGACCTAACAAGAACGACATTAACCCATATAAAAAGGAATCAACCAGGTGTTTATAGTAATAGAAACCTTGGTAGAGACCCTTGGAAACAGAAAGATGTACATGGTAATGAACAAGATTTAACTTGGTTACTATAAAATTTGGAAATAAACTATTTTTTTTGTATATTTATAGATTGTAGAAGTATACATTATAATTAGAAAACATAATTATGGCAGATAAATCACTATTTGGTAGATTAAAGAAATTATTCAACACTCAGGTTGTTGTTCGTAGGATAGGTAGAGGTAATACCCAAGCTATCGATACTCAAAGACTACAATCACAGGGTAACTTGAGGAGTTCATCTTATTATGATAGGTTTGGTAGATTACATACCACAAGAAAACATTGGGAAACCTATAATAATCAATTCAACTACCATTCAAATAAATTAGAATTATATACAGATTATGAAGCGATGGATAAAGATTCAATCATCGCATCTGTATTAGATATTTACTCAGACGAATGTACCCTAAAAAATGACATGGGTGATGTACTGAGAATCAAAACCAATGATGAGAATGTAAAAAAGATATTACACAACCTTTTTTATGATGTATTAAACATTGAATTTAATCTTTGGTCTTGGATTAGAGGTATGAACAAATATGGTGATTACTTTTTACACCTTGATATAGAAGAAGGTGTTGGAATTGTCAATGTATCACCACTATCAGCATATGAAGTAGAAAGAGAAGAAGGTTTTAATCCTGCGAACCCATATGAAGTAAGATTCAAATTGGGAGCGGCGGGTGCTGCACATGGTGTTGCATCAAATAAAAAAGAAGACTTATTCGAATTTTACCAAATTGCACACTTTAGACTAATGTCTGATACAAACTTCCTTCCATATGGTCGTTCACTATTAGAAGGTGCACGAAAAACTTGGAAACAATTAACTCTTATGGAAGACGCAATGATGATTCACAGAATCATGAGAGCTCCTGAGAAAAGAATCTTCAAAATTGATGTAGGTAACATTCCACCAAGTGAAGTTGATAATCACATGAGAAGTATTATTGACCAAATGAAGAAAGTTCCTTACTT